CAACTAGAAGAAGCCAAGAACTCTTATGTCCCCATTGAAAGACCTGTAGAGATGAGTGAGGCACGTCTGTCGATTTTCGACAGCCTACCACCAGATTGGGCTTTATCTGCTAGGGGTCTAACGGCAGAGGCTTGCATCAAGCACTCTGTTAAGTGGGATGCAAAACAGCAGGGCTGGATCACACCTATTCGTCAACCTGATACAAACAAGCTTATGGGGTGGCAGGAAAAGGGACAAGTTAATCGTTACTTTCGTAACAGACCTACCGGAGTGCAAAAGTCTAAAACTTTGTTTGGGTTAGATGTTTGGTCTGGTGGAACTATGATCATAGTGGAGTCTCCTTTGGACGTTATAAGACTCTCATCTTTGGGAATAGAGGGAGGCGTCTCAACTTTTGGTGCAGCTATCAGTCAAGATCAGGTTGATCTTATGCGGCGTGCAGATAAGTTGATCATTGCCTTTGATAACCCAAAGATTGACCCAGCCGGCAAGAAAGCATCCAAGGACATGCTTGAGCGTACTAAGAAAGAGGGGTTGGAGTGCTTCTTCTTTAAGTATGACGGGGATGTAAAAGACATTGGCGATATGACTGAAGAACAGGTTATAATAGGTATAGAGAAGGCAAAACATTCAGTGTTTGGGGAGGCGGCATACGCATGATTATTGGACTAACAGGGTACGCACAGTCAGGCAAAGACACCGTAGCTAAGGTTCTTGTAGATCACTACGGGTTTGAACGCGTAGCATTTGCAGACCCTATTCGCAAACTTCTTTATGAAATGAACCCTGCAGTTAAAGATGGTGATTATAGACTTCAGGGCGTTATTGATGCATATGGTTGGGACGTTGCAAAGACAGCGTTCCCGGAAGTACGGCGCTTACTGCAAGATCTTGGGGTTGGTGCTCGCAAGGTATTTGGCGAAGGCTTTTGGGTTAAGCAGGCTTTGGGACCTCACAAACCATGGGACAAGGTAGTAGTAACAGATGTTCGTTTTACAAACGAAGCTGATTATCTAAAGTCATTTCCAGAAGCACAGCTGTGGCGCATAAAGCGTATGGGAGTTGGTGCAGTAAATGGTCACGTATCAGAGCGTGATATGGATGGTTACCAAGTAGATCAGATCTTTGCTAACAATGGTACTTTAGAAAATTTAGAGTTAATGATTAAGACAAGAATGAACGGATTAGTATGATGTGGTCATATGTATTGGCAACAATTGGCGTTACAGGTATCTACTTTGTAGGTCGTAAAAAGAAATGGGCATGGTTATGGCTCATATTCAACGAATGCTTGTGGATTATCTACGCAGTGACCACTGATCAATACGGATTTATATTTGCAGCTGTTGCATACACAGTCGTCTACATCAAATCATTTTTACGTTGGAGACGTGACGCATGACCTTCACCGGGACCCTTCTTCCCTACCAGGTAGAGGCTGTAGAGGCTATGGTAGACCGCAAGAAGATGCTTGTGGCCTACGACCTTGGCTTGGGTAAAACTGTCCTGACTATTGCTGCACTTGAAGAGCTTAAAGACCTTGGAAAGATAACTGAACCTGGTATTATTGTTTGCCTATCCTCATTGAAGTATCAGTGGGCAGAACAGATTAGGAAATTTACAGATGACGCTGCAAACGTTGTGGTCATTGATGGAACGCCAAAACAAAGAGCGCTCCAGTACACTGAGGCGGCCGACTGGGGGCATTCGCTCACTGATTATGTCATTCTCAACTATGAGCAGGTGGTTAACGACTGGGACTATGTCCAGCACCTTGCACGAGGATTCGTGGTGTGCGACGAAGCGACAGCTATCAAAAGCTTCAGATCAAAACGATCAAAGCAAGTAAAGAAACTTACTAGCCCAGTTAAGTTTGCTCTGACAGGCACACCTATTGAAAACGGTAAGCCTGAAGAACTGTACAGCATTATGCAGTTTATCGATCCTAAAGTATTAGGAAGATTTGATTTATTTGATAAGACTTTTATTGTGCGTAATCACTTTGGTGGAGTAGAAAAATATAGAAATCTTTCTACATTAGCTAAGACTTTAGCAACCGCGTCTGTACGCAAACGTCAACAAGATCCAGATGTTGCACCCTACTTACCGGATACAATTTTTGCAGAGCCTATCTTGGTGGAGTTTGACCGTGCAGGAGCAGTTCTGTATAGACAGATTGTTAGAGAGATACTAGACGATTTAGATAATGCTATAGATGATTTTGGTAGCTCATTTGATTTGTTTTCCCACTACTCTGGAGAAAACCAAAACGATGCCGCAAATGCTATGAAGGGCAAGATTATGTCTAAGTTAACGGCATTAAGAATGCTTTGCGATGCTCCCGCCCTACTGTCTAACTCTGCAGGCAAATACCGTAAAGACAACGACGCCGGGTCTAAATATATAAATGATTTAGATGAAGGCGGTAAGCTTGCTCCTCTTAAAGCGCATCCTAAAGCAACAGCCCTTGAGAAATATGTTTCTGAGTTTTTAGATAGTTATGAAGGAAACAAAATTGTTATTTTCACTAGCTATGTTCACATGGTTAGGCTACTTGAAAAAAGTCTTGAAAAGTATTCACCACAAATTTATACTGGAGAACTAGATGCTAAAGCTAAAGAGATTGCTAAAGTCACTTTCCAAACTGACCCAAGTTGCCGTATACTTATTAGTTCTGACGCCGGTGGCTATGGCGTGGATCTCCCTCAGGCTAACCTACTTATTAATTACGACCTTCCGTGGAACGCAGGTTTGGCGCTACAACGTAATGGGCGTATACGAAGGGCCTCTAGTACTTGGCCTTCAATTGTTATTCAAGACTTCTTAATGCAGGGGTCTATCGAAGAGCGTCAGCACGCAATGCTGGTGCAGAAGATGGCCGTAGCTAATGCAATAATTGATGGTGAAGGCATAAATACAGAGGGTGGCGTTAACTTGACTGTTGGGACACTTAGGGCATTTTTAGAAGAGATTTCGGTATAGAATATTTCTATGCCTAATGCACCTAAGACCCCTACACGTACCATACGTGTCTCTAGCGACCTCTGGGAGGCCGTTAAAGCCAAAGCTTTCTCTGAGGGTCGTACCGTCACAGATGTCATTATTAAGGCCTTAGAGGCGTATATTAACGATTTGCGTTCTGTCGAATAATCGGCTAAAATATATAACGGAGGGAAAAACATATGCCTAAAGTTATAGAAAAAGAAGATCCACAGAACAACACCTTTATGAATAAGGTTGCGAGCTTTGTAGCATTAAAGCGTCGCATTGCCGATATGGATAAAGAGCGGTCATCAATTCAGGCCGAGCTTTCAGACATTGTTGACGAAGAGGGTGAGCCAGACGAAAAAGGCCATATTTGGCTTACACTACCTTTTGAGGTAGATGGGGTTACATCTCTACAACGTCAGCGCAAAGTATCTCAATCACTTAACGAAGACTCAGCAAACACTATTCTTAGTGAAAAAGGTTTGTCAGAGCGTTGCTATAAGATGATCCCTATGCTAGATGAAGCAGAAGTAATGGCTTGCCTATACGAAGGTCTTTTAGCAGAAGAAGATATTGATGCTATGTTTACTAAGAAAGTTTCATACGCGTTCTACATAAAATAAGGGATGACATGACAGATCAGGTAGACAACTTATTTAAGAGTTTGGATGATTATTATCCAGGCTCTAAGAAAAAGCGTCGTGCCGTAAATCCAAATGCTAAACCTAAAAAAGTAATACAAGAAGGTTCCTGGGATGAGAATCCTCAGGTAAAAACTCTACCTAATGGAAACGTGGTAGAATTATATAGTGCGGGGTCATTGTGTCTCGCATTAGGCAGACCGATAGTTACTTTGAGGCTTTGGGAACGAAAAGGTTTTATACCACGTGCACCCTATCGCCTAAAGTCAATAATTGTTAAAGGTGTAAAGAAGCCCGGATGGCGGATGTACAGTAAAACAATTATCGAAGCAACTGTTGCAAGCTTTGAGTCTCGGGGACTGATTGATGTTCCCAGGATTGATTGGAATAAACACCATGATCTATCAATTGAACTGATGGAAACATGGAAGAAAATCCATGAGCAAGAAACTAACTAACTACCTAGCGTAAAGATTCAACCGAATCTCAGCTATCAGCCAACTACCGAAAGGATGCGCCATGAGCACATCGTTAAAAATATCAAAGCCAGTTCCAAACGTAGATTCATACGCTGCACCAGCAGATGAAGATCTATTTGTCCAAGAAGATGAGAACGAAGTTCCAGAACGCTCATCTGTCATTCAGACAGGCTGGAAGGCAGCAAAGACTGCCGTAGCCAAGTCTACAAAGGCATTCGCAACGGATTTCCGTTTTGACGAAGATGTCCAACTTATTAAATTTATCTCAGACGAACCAATGGCATTTATGCAGCATTGGGTAAACCGTCCAGGTAAAAAGTCATTCATTAGTATTGGTGAAGACGATCCACTAATTGCTGTAGGTAGCAAGCCGGATCCAAAGTTTGCCTTTACCGTCCTTAATCTTTCTGATGAGGATCCACAACTCCAGTTAATGGTTGTCGGGGTTCGCTTATGCGGTCAGCTTGAAAAGCTTGCTTCAAATACGAAGACAGGCCCACTTAATCGCGCTGACCTATATTGGGCAGTAAGTAAGTCTGGTCAGGGGACAAAGACTTCTTACTCAATTGTTCCTGTGAAGGAACGTGACCTTGCTGAGGAATGGGAAATTGATCCTGTTGCTGCCGCTGAGTTAATCAAGACTATGAAGCCACTTGGACCAGACGCTCTCCATACGTCCACCAAGGCTGAATTGGCTGAGATTGCTCGTGAAATTGCGTCAGCTAACTAAATAACCCATCAAGTGAGGGGCCCGGTTTTTGACCTCCTTTCTACGGGCCCCTCACATTAACTTTAGGAGAGCAATGAATATAGTTACCACACTTGACCAGTTAGCAGAGATGATTTCTGCCTACGATAAAGTAGACTCATTTGTATACGATGTTGAAACAGTAGGTGACCACCGCGGAGATCCACGCCAAAATATTGTTATGTGGATTGCTTTTGCTACGTACGACCGCGTAGATGTTATTCCTATGGGTCACCCAAATGGTGAATATGTAACAACAGAATATCCTTTGCTACCTTCTGCACAAGACCGTATCATTAAGGGCCTTCCACTACGTCCCTCAGACTATAGTAAAGATGAGCGCAAAGCTAAGAAGATCTTTACAGAAGGCCCTGAACAGTTAACACGTGGTGAAGTGTTTAAGGCACTTCGCCCACTATTTGCAAGCGACAAGGTTAAGATTGGTCATAACCTAAAGTTCGATTTACAGAGCGTAACCAAGTATCTTGGCGCCTTACCTGCACAACCATACGCATGTACTCTTAATGCTGCGTTTATTCTTAACACACAAAATCGTAATAACCTTGGCCTAGATGATTGCCTTAAGCGTGAGTTTGGGTACGAGATGGTGAAGGGTGTAGGTAAAGAAGTAGAGGTATATAGCTTTGAAGAGGTTGCAACCTACGCTGCACTAGATGCAGAATGGACCTGGAAGCTTTGGATTAAATACTCTAAACAACTAGACACTGATAAGCTTCGTGGAGTATTTAACTTAGAGATGGATGTATTAGATGTTATCTGCAACATGGAGCTACGTGGCGCAGACATTGACGTTTCTGAACTAGAGAAGTTAAAAGACAACTTAGAGGTTCAATTAGAAACAACTAAGGGCGAGATCTATAAGCTTGCCGGTAAAGCCTTTAACATTAACAGTATTCCTGAAAAACAAAAGCTTTTGTTCTTAGGCAAAAAAGAAGGCGGACGTGGATTACGCCCTAAAGTTTTAACACCAGCCGGCGAGAAGCGCATGGATTCCGGCACCCCATCAACGGTATCTGACTATTCGGTATCAGAACCCGCACTAAAAATGTTTGCGGGAAAAGATGCTCTTGTAGATGCGCTCCTCAATTATTCTGATCTAAATAAGTTGTTAACAACTTATGTGATTCCCTATTTAGGTGGGGATATTACACGTACGCTCCTTGGTAAGTCAAAGACTGTTGCAAAGAAGAGCCTACTTCTTGATGGCCGTATCCACACGGACTTTATTCAATATGGTGCAGAGACGGGAAGATTTTCTAGTCGCAACCCTAATTTACAGAATGTGCCTGCTCCGCATACTGTAAATGGTAAAGCGATTAGAAATCTTTTCGTTGCACCAGAAGGCCACTCATTAGTGGTGGCTGACTACTCTCAGATTGAACCACGTGTTATTGCATCCTTTAGTGAGGACCGCATTATGTGTACTGCCTACATGAATGGTGAGGACATCTATACAACTGTAGGTACTACTATGGGGGTAGACCGTAAAGCCGGTAAGCAATTGGTGCTATCTTTAGCATACGGTGTAGGTCCAGATAAGATTGCTGATTCTATCGGCTGTTCTGTCAATGAGGCTAGAGAACTCCTAGACGGGTTTATTGCTAAGTTCCCCTCTGTAGCTCGATACAAGAAGAGGGTTATTCAGGAGAGCCGCAATCGTGGCCCAGTTCCATATGCCCTTACCTACATGAATCGCCGTAGATACCTGCCAGATCTTAGATCTTCTGTGATTTGGGAACGTGCCAGGGCAGAACGCCAGGCGTTTAATACGGTTATTCAGGGGTCTTCGGCAGATCTCATAAAGCTTGCTATGATTAGGGCACACAAAATGATTCCTGACGGGTCAAACCTAATTCTTACGATCCATGACGAATTAGTTACTGTCACTCCCAATGATCTTATTGGGGAAACAGAGGCAGCGATTCGTGAGGCTATGGAAGGAATCAACGCTCTTAATATCCCAATGTTGGCGGATATTACGACGGTTACTCGATGGGGAGACGCCAAATAATGTTTGGACGTAAAAAGAAAAACAAAGTACGAGTGTCAATTAGTGATTCAGATAAGGTGCTGAGTGTTTCTTTGCCTATTTTGATGCGTCAAGTAATTTATGATACTATGCTCATGCCTGCAGAAGACATAGCTAACGCTATGGGCTTACCCCCAATATCTGACGAAGTAGCTGACATGGAAGAACAAGCAAGTGAAAAACGTTTACAACGATTTTCTAGGCTGCTTCCGCTTATCGACTCGCATGCAGATATAGCATCTAAAATTGCAGTTGCTGCGTACTTGCTAGAAGACAATCAAATAGAAGAAAACTTTATGGAAGACGCAGAAACGCTTCAAAGATTGTTTAGGTTAGTTGCATTATCCTCTTCACTTTCTTGCGTATCTACCTTATTTAACTTAGAGTTAATTGAACTAAATGGAGCAAACAATGGCAAACAATGACTGGTGGGCAAATAAATTAAATAACAAGCCTACTCAAAGTTCTACACCTGCTACAGGTCCCGCGCCGAGTAACGTGTACAGGGCAACAGTTAATCAACCAACCGTACGTGTTGATTACGATGCTGCTCAAGATCAGTTAGTGAGCAAAGCCGCTAGCTCTAGAAGCACTGAAACATGTCCAGGCTGTTATTCAGGAAACTATATGTCATCCCCAGGAAGCAACACTGCAAAACGTTGTTATGACTGTGGGTATCCACTGGTACAATCAGGGACTGGAACAGGGCTTCCAAGTCAAAGTTCAGGACCAACAGTTGCAGCAAAACAAGTAGGAACATCAGGTTTTAACCCCAACATAATCGTAGATAGGATCGGATAATGGCAGTTATTAATTCAGACGCACTAAAGGTAGTCGCCCAACTAAATAAAAAGTACGGGGCAAACACAGTAGTTGCTGCCAATAACGTTGTTGCTACACAACGTGTCACATCAGGTTCTCTAACACTAGACGTTGTTCTAGGTGGTGGATGGCCTATGAATCGTTGGGTAGAACTAGTAGGCGAGGCATCACATGGTAAGACAGCTATCGCTCTAAGAACTATTGCCGCCAACCAAAAAGTAAACCCAGACTTTACTGCAGTGTGGATTGCTGCAGAAGATTTCGATGCAAAATACGCCGAGCTCTGTGGCGTTATAACTGAGCGAGTTATTCTTGTAGAAACTAACAGTATGGAGAATGCGTATGAAGCAGTTATTAAATTCATGGAAAGTAAAGCTGTTGATATGGTTGTTATTGACAGTCTACCTGCCCTCGTACCTGGAGCAGAGGATGAGAAAGAAATGGATGAATTTACTGTTGGACGAGGAGCACTCATCACCAACAAATTCTTCCGAAAAGTAGCATCAGCAACTAAAAGAGATTTGATTGAATCAGAGCGCCCTGTATTGGGCATGATGATTAATCAATACCGTATGAAGATTGGCGTCATGCACGGCGATCCTCGTACTACACCGGGTGGTCTTGGTAAAGATTATGCGTATAGCGTTCGTTGCGAAATAAAGCGCGATGAATGGCTAGAGGTGGGCACTGGACAGGATAAGCGCCGTGTGGGGCAAACAATCCGAGTCCGCACAATTAAGAACAAGACCTATCCTCCACAGCAGACAGCCTACCTCGACTTCTACTTCTCTGATGGAGGACCAGTTGATGCTGGGGGTTATGATTCTGGTAAAGAAATCGTTGCCCTATCCATCCTTAACGGAATTGTAGATCGTCGTGGTGGCTGGATGTATTACGGTGACCGTAAGTGGCAGGGGGCTCAAGCCCTCATTGATTCACTTCGTGAAGAGATTGAGTTAAGAACTGAACTGACTACTGCCGTAATGGATACGTTAAAGTCTGCTCCAGTCCTAATGCTAAGCACAGATGAAGAGTGAAGGACAAAAACAATCGTTAAAGCATGAAAAACGATTGCAAAAGATTACAGGTGGCCAGCGCAGCGCTGCCTCCGGGGCTTTTTGGTCACGTAAGGGTGACGTTAGAGATGACGAACTCCTTATTGAGCATAAGTGGACCGGTAAAAAATCTGTGACTATTAAGTCAGAGGTTTTAAAAAAGATTACAACTGAAGCAATTCTAGACAGTCGTATGCCTGTTCTAGGGTTGCACCTTGATGGTGAGAATTACGTCGTTCTATTAGAGGAGGATTTCTTTGAATTACGTAATTTAATAAAAGGTGAGTAATGCGATATAGCGATGATCCAGCATGGACCTGGAGATATGAAGCCAAGTGTCAGGGAGAAGACACAGAGATATTTTTTCCTCCACGAGATAAGGCTTTGTATAAGCCCATAGCTGACAAAGCTAAAGCAATCTGTTTAGGTAAAGACGGTAGGCCGGCATGCCCGGTTAGACAAGAGTGCCTTAAAGAGGCTATAATTAATAATGAGCTTCACGGAATCTTTGGCGGAATGTCGCATAGAGAAAGAAATGCAGCCCAACGCAAGTATAAGAAAAAAGGCACAACCTTAGAAGAGTGGTTAGAGAAAGAGGGCAGAAAGTATGGCAACACCTAAAACCATTGCTAGTAAGGATTTAAAAGCATTCTTAGAAACAAAGAAAAGAACAACCCGACTTATGGGTGCTGTAGAGCGCCACGTGTTAACTCGCCCATTTGATGATCGTGACATGAGTTATATTCATCCGTCTGATATCATTAAAGATGATTGGTGCGCACTTGCGCAATACCATGCTGTTAATGGTAACTACGTAGAGACTCGTGACAAGACCCCGGCTCGCCTTGCATCTATCTTTGCTGAAGGCCACACAATTCATGCTAAATGGCAGAAGTGGTTTAACGATATGGGTGTTCTATATGGTAAGTGGTACAACCCTATAACTAAGGATTATACCTGGGCTACATCTAAAGATCTTCAAGGACTTGTAAATAAAGAATACGCAGAGGTTTCTCTGCGTAGCGATAAGCATATGATCCGTGGTCACGCTGATGGTTGGATTAAGGGTTTAGGAGAAGACTGCTTAATTGAAATTAAGTCAATTGGTTCTGGAGGTATCCGCATGGATGCCCCGGCTATTATGGCACAAGCAGACGACAACGTAGAAAAAGCATGGAAGAATATTAAAACACCTTTTCGTTCCCATCAGCTACAGGGGCAGGTATACCTACATCTTTGTCACCTAATGGTTGAAGAGGGGCTGTTTGAGTCTGCTCCAAAAGAGATTGTGTTTATTTATGAGCTTAAGGCTAACCAAGAGTACAAAGAATTCGTAGTACAATACAACCCAGAGTTTACTAAAGATATCTTTGACAGGGCTTTAGACGTAGCTTGGGCAGTAAATAATAAACGACCACCGGTCTGCAGCACAGATCCTGCAGTAGGCTGTAAGCGTTGCGCACCATTTCAGGAGGCAAAGTGAGTATTAGCAGAGATGTCTTAGCGGCAGTAAATGAATTAGGTTTTTCTTTAACCGCTAAACCTGAATACGACATACCAAATTTACCTAGGGATATTACTGAGCTAGACGACGAAGGCCTTATGGACCTATTTGTACAGTTTACTCAGTGGAACGACCATCTTGCTGGTGCCCAGGCTATCGCTATTATTAATGAACGTGAGGCACAGCGCACATTAGATAACGCTGAGGCGTCTAGTATGCTGAGCAACTGGACTGGCGCAAAGGGTGATCGAATTACTTTAATTAAGGCACAGATTGCGGCTAGTAAAGAGATCCAAGATTTACAGCATGAGCTAGATGTAAAGTATGCTTTTCGTAAGCTAATTGAAACACGCACTCTCAATGTTGAGAGAGACTCACAATTAGTATCTCGTGAGCTCACACGCCGCACCTCTGATGGTGGAGGTATGCGGTCAAGAACTCGGAGGTTTAACACATAATGCCTAGTCAGAGTAGGAAACATCGTGGATACAGATCACAAAAAGTTGTTGCAAACTATTTGGCAGAAAATGGGTTTCCATTTGCTGAGAGCACTGGTGCTGGTCGCAGCGGTACTGATGTTACTGGAACAATCGGAATTGATTGGGAAGTAAAAGCCCGTAAAGATTTTAACCCCAGTGCCGTTATAAAGCAGTTAAAAGAGCGACATAACGGGAAAGATCTACCTGTAGCTGTACTACGCTTAAACGGGCAGGGAGAGGCTTCTATTGGGGAGTGGGTAACCCTCCTTAGACTAGAGGATTTTGTTTCTTTACTTAGGGCAGCGGGATATGGAGATACACCGTAATATAGTCTCTTAGGTGGGCATAAAACTAAGGACTACAACTCGTGAATGAAAAAGAAAATGAAGAAAAGTTCCTGCGTGTAAGCGCTGGATCTAACGCACAATCCGTTGGCTCAGCAATTGCCCACGCACTATATGAGACTCCACAGGTCAAATTACGTGCAGTAGGCGCTTCAGCCGTAAACCAGGCAGTAAAGGCTATCGCTATAGCTCGAGGTTACGTGGCTCCACGTGGCTTAGATCTTACGTGTAGGCCTGGATTCGCTACAGTAGAGTCCAGAGATGGATCTATTTCTGCGATTGTCTTTACTATTACCGTAAACTAATATATTATTTATGCCAAGAGATCTCTAACAGTTAGGTACTAACAATGGCAAAATCAGATCAAGACGCAGCTCTAGCGGGTATGGCAGCACAAGGCCGTACACCAATGGGCAAAGAAGGAGTTAAGTTTTCTTCTCCGTCAGCTTCACCAGCATCAGGTACTCTTATTCCTAAGAAGAACACTGCAGCTGGAGACCCAACCGCCCCAGGGACAAAAGTTTCACGTCCAAACGTGCCAGCTGCCCCAGGTGGAGAACGTAACAGTGCGGCGTATTCAATTAAAGCGCGATACACAAAGGCAACAGATCCAGCAGCAGGTTTGACACAGGCTAATGGTCGCATTGTTTCACCATCCGTTGTTCGAAGCACACAAAGCTTTGATCAAGGAATTGGCACTTCTTACTAAAATGTACTATAATAATAATAGAGGCCTATTCACCTAGGCCTCTATTATTAAGTTTGGAGGCGCAATGAGTTTAGATGCTTTGTATTCAGAGGCAAAAGAAAAAAACCCCAATGTAGCGGGTAAGTGTGTGGTTGGAGCTTGGGCTGTTTCCCTTGACGAAAAGAACCTAACTGCATTTGAAAATTCTTTAAATGATGATGACTTCTCAACTAGAAGTCTTCATACGCTGTACAAATCTGCAGGTGCAACATTCGGTATAACGTCGCTCAAAGAGCACAGAAATGGGAACTGTTCATGTCACTAGAAGATGCATACAATAATGCTAAAGCAGACTCAGCATTAAACTCAAT